AATATTTCTCAATTAGGAAGAGACGGAACTTTACTTAAGACCTATACTTTAAAACATGCTCAACCTAAAGCAGTTGGTGATATTGAACTATCAATGGATAACACAGATCAATTAGAAGAATTTACTGTTATCTTTAGCTATAGTTATTTTACTACAGATAGTTCAGATGGATCACAAGGAGATATGGCAGGAGAAGATGTTACAAGTCCTGAATTTCCAGATACAGAAACCCATGTAATGAATGGATCAAAAATCGCAGCATTGTTTCCAACTACCAAATAAGGAACTATTATGGCATTAATGTTTGACCTTTCAAAAAATTGTAACTTTAAGATTATACTTCCTTCAAATCAAAAGTTCATAGAACTGTTCACTACAGAGACTTCTATTCCAGGTATCACAATAGGATCAATGGATTTGAATTATCAATCTATGACTAGAAGAATGCCAGGAAATAGTATTTCATTTGAAGAAATTACTCTTACTCTTTTGATCGATAAAGAACTACAAACATATCTGGAGTTGATTTCTATTTTGAATTTGACACATAATGTTTTAACAAATACATATGAAGTTAATCAAGAAGTATTTGATGCTTATATGTTGATCACAACTCCAAAGAACAATCCTTTATTTCAACTTCACTTCTATGATGCTTGGATAGAAACTTTTTCATCAATCAGTATGCAGACTACATCGGGAGATGACAATCCTTACAACATGACTCTTGGTGTGAAATATAATTACTATACTATTGAGACTGCATAATGGTATCATTTAAAACATACATAACAGAAATGTCTCTTCCTAGAGAACAAGATATTGTAAAAGAATATTATCATGGAACTTATAACGAAAAAGCAATTCAGTCTATAATTAAAAATGGAATTCAACCTCCTGCTTTATGTACAGTAAAAAGAAATCTAACTCCAAGAGAAGGTAAAGTTTACATTACACCTACGTTAAAATATGCAGTAATTTATTGTATAGGTGGAGATATGATAGGTAATATTATAGATGATTACCAATTAGAAACATGGGGAAGATATGGTTATCTTTGTGTGATAGACGGAAAAGATTTACATGATATACAACCCGATGAAGATTCTATAGGAGAAATGATATATAAAAAATCTCCTAATTGGATTTATGAAAAAGCTAAACATTGGTTGGCTCCTTCTACTATGAAAAAAGTTATGGAAGGTGAATATTCCTATTGGGCCAAAGCAGGAAAAGTTTTAGTAACTAAACTATCTGATTATGAAATATTACAATTAATAGATGCTGGAGCACATATCGCCCATCATGGAGCAATTCGACCTTCTCAAATTTGGAAGTTTGATAAATCATTAAGTAAAGATTTAACTCCATTGTGTACAAACTTTTGGCAATTAGCAGAAAGAATAAAATGAGTAAGTATTATACAATACAAAATATGTATCCTCATCTGAAGCATAAAGAACGATACCTTTCCGAAAATAAATTGATAACGGCGAGGTCGGGATGGGAAATTTCTTTTATTACAAAATTCTTAGATGCTCGACCAGATATTATTGGATGGTCAAGTGAAGATTTTTTTATTCCTTATTACTATCCAGTAGATGGAAAACCTCATAGATATTTTCCAGATTTCTATGTTAAATTTAAAACTAAAGATGGTGGAATTGCAGAACGAATTATAGAAATCAAACCATTCATAGAGACTCAAATACCAAAAGTTCCTAAAAGAATGACATCAGGATATAAAGATAGATGTAATACATATATAAAAAATCAATGTAAATGGGAAGCGACTAGAGCATATTGTGAACGAGAAAGAGCAAAAGGTCGTATTCTCTTTTTTGAAATTATAACAGAAAATGAATTTCCTTTTGGTTAATTCGTTTTTGTCTATTTCTTTCCTTAAGAGTTTCTGATATTTTCTTTCTTCGTTCTTCTGAACGAGTTTGTCCTGTTAAACTTTTTGAAATATTTCGTCTATATTCTTCTGATCTTATTTTTCCTTTATGGCTGTCGGACATTTTCTTTCTAGTTTCGTTAGATACTATTCTTATTTTATTACTTTCCGATACATTTCTTTTAGTTTTTTCAGATTGAAGCTTTACTCCTTTACCACCTATTGTTAAATTATATGTATTTCTTCTAGCAACAAATGATATATCAACTATTTGTGCTTCTAATTCATATGCTTGTTGTTTATCATAACAATAATGTAATATGATTCTTTCAAATTTTTCTTTACCATATTTATTGATAGCATCAATTAATGCAATTCCACTTCCGAGATATCCATCATCTTCTTTCCAGGTAGAATGTTTTCCAACATAGATTTTGTTATTGATTAGATTTCGAGTAAGATAAACTAGATGATACATGATATAGCTCCTATAAATAGATATGAGGAGGACAGCAGTAATTTGCTCCTACTGTTTCTAGTCTATGGCAATAGCTAGATTACTCCTTCTACTTTATTTATATAAATAAAAGAAACTTATATTATAAGGATATCATATGCCGTTCAAAGAAACAATTAATAATTTACTAGAAGGACTAAAATTTTCTTTTTATTCTAAGCGTGAGGCAGAACTCGAAAATCCATCAGACACTACCGCAACTGCTACTGAGCGAGAGGTAGAGAGTTCTTATGTAATGTATGATCCGTTCGCCAGCTACAGTTCATCACAGATGGGTCAGCAAAGTGTATGGTCAGCTTCGAAAAATGAAATGATTCGTAAATGGAGAGAAGCTTCTTATCTTCCTGAAGTTGATTTAGCTCTAAATGAAATTGGTAATGAAGCAATTATCTATGATGAAATAGATGATATCATTTCTTTGAATTTGAATGATCTTGATGTTCCTGATTCTATTAAAGATATGATGCAGGAAGCATTTTCAAAGATTCTTTTTCTTTTAGATTTCAATGAAAGAGGAGATGAACTTTTCAGACAATGGTATATTGATGGAGTTTTAAATTTAGAAGCAATATATTCTAATGATAGAATTAGAAAAGGTATTCAGAAATTACAATTGCTTTCTCCTTTTTCTTTTACAGCATTCATTGATCCTACTACAAAACAAAAGAAATATTATTATGGTGAAGCTAATACTAATAATATTAACAGACATGTCAATAAAGAAAAAGTATTTCTTGAAGAACAAATTACTTCTATAAACTCTGGTCAATGGAGTATGGATAGAAAGTTTCCTATCTCATTCTTGAACAAAGCTATGAAGGTTATCAATCAGTTAACTAACATAGAAGATGCATTAGTTATCTATCGTATCACAAGAAGTCCAGAGAAGAGAGCATTTTATGTTGCTACTGGAAAGCTAAACAAATCTAAAGCAGAAGAATATATGCGTTCTCTTATTTCTAAGTATCGTCAAAAGAGAACATACAATCTTGATACTGGAGCAATGGAAGATAAGACTCGTTCTATATCTATCCTAGAAGATTATTGGTTCAGTGTTGATGCAAATGGTGGTGGAACAAAAGTTGAATCGATTGCTGGTTTAAGTCCTAACTTTACATCATTCGAAGATATGGATTACTTTGTAAACAAAGTTTATAAAGCTCTTAACATTCCTCTTAATCGTAGAAGTTCTGATGCTAGAGTTCAGATATCAACAAGCATAGATACTGAAAAAGAAGAACTAAGATTCTTCAAAATGATTGTTAAGTTAAGAAGACGTTTCAATATGATGTTTACCGATCTTCTTAAGAAAGAATTACTTGCTAAAGATGTTTTCTCTATTGAAGATTGGGCGTTAATTCAAGAGAAAATCAAATACATATATGCAAACTCTAATGAATATTCAGAGATAAAGAACAACCAAGTTATTGATATGAGAGTATCTACAGCTAATAATGCTTTGGCTCTTGTAGAACCAGGATTGATTTCTAGACAATGGATACAAGAAAACATTCTACGATTCACTGATGAAGATATCAACTTGATTAAGAAACAAAGAATTGAAGAAGCTGCTGACGAACAAAATGAAGGTGGAACAGAAGAGGAAGAAATAGGCCATACGTTCGGACCTGATTATAGTGTAAATAGAAGAGGAGCAGGAGGAGCAACGGCTCCAACCCAACCAACAGGAGAAACTCAGCCAGAAGAAGGATCACCAGAACCTGAAGGGGCAGAAACTCCTGTACCCGAAACTGCTGCTGAATCAAAAAAGAATAGTATATTAAACATATTAGAAGAAGGAGATAGAATTTCAAACGGCAAGAAAGTTTTTAAATATACCAAAGGCAAATTAGTAAAGGATAATTAATGAAATCTTTTAAAGATACTATTATATCTGAAGAAGAAATTGATCTTTCAGAATTCAATATAATAATCAAAAAACCTAAAGTAATAGAAGTTATTAGAGAACATTCTATTACTCCTGTTCCAGAGGTAACTGTTCTTTCTGAAAAAGGGGAGAAGGGTGATCCAGGATTCAATGGTAAAAATGCATCCATAAAGATAAAAAAAGTAACTGAAGGAGAAGAACCAGACGTTATCAATGTTGGTGATGACATCAATGCTCTTTTAGAAATTGTATTGCCTAAAGCTTTGAAAGGTGATAAGGGTGATAAAGGCGATCCTGGAAATGATGGAAAGAATGGACTTGATGGTAGCAATGGAATAGATGGTAAAAATGGTAAAGATGGTCGAGATGGTAAAGATGGTCTTGATGGTAAAGATGGTCTAGCTGGACGAACTGGATTAAAAGGTAAAGATGGGAAAGATGGAGATAAAGGAGATAAAGGCGATAAAGGAGACGATGGAGAAAAAGGTGATAAAGGAGATACTGGTAAGGATGGTAAAGATGGTAAAGACGGTAAGGATGGAATCAATGGTCTAGATGGAAAAGGATTAGACGGTAAAGATGGTAAAGATGGACTCAATGGTTTAGATGGTGCTCCCGGTAAAGATGGTGTTAATGGTGAAAAGGGAGATATGCCAAAGCATGAGATTGATGCTCCAACTGGTAATATAAGATTTGAAGTTGTCAATGGAATATGGGGAGATTGGATTGACTTAAGACCTGTAGTAGAATCTTCTGTCAAACGTCATACAAAAAATATTCCTGCTGGTTATGGTGGTGGTAGTGTATTAGATTTCATTTCTGGTAATAACACTTATGGCAATATCAGATATGTGAACTTTGATAGTTCAACTTTAGTTGCTTCTATGTCAGGAAATGTATTAACTATCGGAACTATTCCAAGTGGAAGTTCATTACGATTTACTTTTGATTACTTTAATATTCCTGCTGATAATACATATTCATTTTTAATGTCAAAGACTTATGTAGTGGATTCTGAAACAGTAATCTTAAATGGTTCTGTCTTAACTAATGGAGTCGATTACACCATTTCTCATAATGTAGTTACTATTGATAGTGGATATGGTACAAAAGCTGGATGGAATCTAACTATCAAATATGCATATCAATAACAACAATAGGATAATAAATGTCTAGAACAGAACTTGATATTAGTCAGGTAAACGGATTAACAACTGATTTAGCTAATATTGAAATAGAAATAGCTAATATTGGTAATGGGGCTTCTGGTTACTCTGGTTATTCTGGAGCTACGGGTGCAGGAGCTTCTGGTTACTCTGGATACTCTGGTACAAATGGTATCATAGGAAGCAATGGAACTTCTGGTTACTCTGGTTATTCTGGAGCAACAGTTACAGGAGATTCTGGTTACTCTGGTTATAGTTCTGCCTCTGGTTATTCTGGTTATTCAGGAGCAACAGTTACAGGAGATTCTGGTTACTCTGGTTATTCTGGAACTAATGGTGTTATAGGAAGTGATGGAACATCTGGTTACTCTGGATACTCTGGTATAGGAACATCAGGATATAGTGGATACTCTTCAGCATCTGGATACTCAGGTTATAGTTCTTTCTCTGGTTATTCTGGATACTCTTCAACTTCAGGTTACTCTGGTTACTCTGGAATAGCAGGAGATAAATATACCACATCTTCTATAACTTCAATGACAATAGGTACTGGACTTGTAACATTTACTGTTGGTACAGGATTAGCATATTCTATTGGTCAAACTGTTTTAATAGTTCATGATGTAAGCAATAGTATGTTAGGTAATATTACAGCATATGATTCTGGAACAGGAATTATGACTGTAAATGTGACTTCTACTTCAGGGTCCAGTACTTATAGTTCGTGGAATATTTCGTTAAATGGAGCACCAGGACCAGCAGGAATTTCTGGTTACTCTGGTTACTCTGCAATAGGTGCTTCTGGATATTCTGGTTATAGTTCTGATTCTGGATATTCAGGTTACTCTGGATACAGTTCTTTTAGTGGATATTCTGGTTATAGTTCTGCCTCTGGTTATAGTGGTTACTCTGGTATAGGAACATCAGGTTACTCAGGTTATAGCTCATTTTCAGGCTATTCTGGATACAGTTCTGCTTCCGGTTACTCTGGTTATAGTGGTTACTCTGCTATAGGAACTTCTGGTTACTCTGGTTACTCTAGTGCTTCAGGCTATTCTGGATACTCTTCTGCTTCTGGTTACAGTGGTTACTCAGGAACTAATGGTGTTATAGGAAGTGATGGGGCTTCTGGATACTCTGGTTACTCAGGAACTAATGGTGTTATAGGAAGTAATGGAGCTTCAGGTTATTCGGGCTACAGTGCTGCTTCTGGTTATTCTGGATATAGTTCTACATCAGGTTATAGTGGTTACTCAGGTTATAGTGCAGCTTCAGGTTACTCTGGATACAGTTCTTTCTCTGGTTATTCAGGTTACTCTGGATACAGTGCTGCTTCAGGTTACTCAGGATACTCTGCCGTTTCTGGATACTCAGGTTATTCTGGATACAGTGCTGCTTCTGGATACTCTGGTTATTCAGGTTACTCTTCTGCTTCTGGATATTCTGGATATAGTTCTGCTTCTGGATACTCAGGTTACTCTGGATACAGTGCTATATCAGGATATAGTGGTTACTCTGGATACAGTGCTACTTCTGGTTATTCAGGTTACTCTGCAATAGGTACTTCTGGTTATTCAGGTTACTCTGCAATAGGTACTTCTGGTTATTCTGGTTATAGTTCTACTTCTGGATATTCTGGATACAGTGCTGCTTCAGGATACTCTGGCTATTCTAGTGCTTCAGGCTATAGTGGTTATTCTGGATACTCTAGTGCGTCTGGATATTCTGGATATAGTGCTGCTTCTGGTTATTCTGGATATAGTTCTACTTCTGGTTATTCAGGTTACTCTGGTTATAGTGCTGCTTCTGGTTACTCAGGTTACAGTAGTGCCTCTGGATATTCTGGATACAGTTCTACATCAGGTTATAGTGGTTATTCAGGTTACTCTTCTGCTTCTGGATACTCTGGATATTCTAGTGCTTCTGGATACTCAGGTTACTCTGGATACAGTGCAGCTTCAGGTTATTCAGGTTATTCATCTACTTCTGGATACTCTGGTTATTCTGGATACTCTAGTGCTTCAGGTTATTCAGGATATAGTTCTGCCTCTGGTTATTCAGGTTACTCTGGATACAGTGCAGCTTCAGGTTATTCAGGTTATTCATCTACTTCTGGATACTCTGGTTATTCTGGATACAGTGCAGCTTCTGGTTATTCTGGTTACAGTTCGACATCAGGCTATAGTGGTTATTCTGGTTATAGTTCTACTTCGGGCTATAGTGGATATTCTAGTGCATCTGGTTATTCTGGTTACAGTGCTGCTTCGGGTTACTCTGGATATTCTGGATATAGTGCTGCCTCTGGATATTCTGGATACTCTGGTTACAGTGCAGCTTCAGGTTATAGTGGTTACTCTGCTGCTTCTGGATACTCTGGTTATTCAGGTTACAGTGCCACTTCAGGTTACTCTGGTTA